CAGATTTGCAGGTCAGGAAAACCCTTAACATATCCTGTAGCTTTAGCCTTAACAGCTTGCTTAAAGGATGTTCTTATGCCTCCTAAAGATGCACAATACTTAGCTTTAGGGTACTTAAGCTTTAGGTAGTTTACGACTCCTTTTTGTACTTCTTCTTCTTGATTTCTCAACTTTTTTTGTTTTGATTGATTGTTTTATTTCTTTGCTAATATCCATTATCTTGTTGTGAGCTTTTATATCCAACTCTGCTACATTTAATTCAAGTTCAATAATTTCTTCCTGAACCTCTCTTAACCTTAAGTTAAGATAAATTGCGTAAAAACCAACTAATACAAATAATATAATTTCCATAATTTTAATTTTTAATAAACTGTTTCTCCATATTGTCCCTCAACATAGATATTCTTAAATGTAAATTCTAATTCTTTATTCTTACTTCCCACCTCTCTTGTCATTCTATTAAGCAGGGTTTTATCTTTTTTTATATCTTCAATGTTATTAGTTAAAACAAATGTATCAATTATTTTATATTTATAATGTCTTGGAGAACCTTTCTTACGGTACCCATACTCTACGATAACCCTATAGATAGGGCTAGGCATTTCTTTTTTCTTTATCCTTCTCTAAAATTCCTATCAATCCTTTTCTAGTGTAAAGCTTCCTGGCTTTATGGCCATATCTCTTGGCGTTATCCCTACTATACTCATCAGGATTATAAACTAACTTTACTTCTCTAATCAAATCTGAGTCGTACTTAACAATCCATCTACAACTAGAGCAATGATTATTTCTTTTTAAGTGAGATAAGTATGTCATTTCTTTTCTTCTATTATGTCCCACTTCCCTTGTGCTATTTCACACAACTCATTTCCATCTTCATCTTGCAGAATATCAGAGTACATTCCTTTTAAATACCACTCACTAACAATATTAAGGACTTCTTGTTCTGTTAGGTTTAATCTTTCAATTATATTCTCTTCCATCTATTTTTTTAATTCTTCAATTTTATCTAACTCAAACTCTAAATGAGCTATTGCTTTTTTAATACACTCAACAGGTGTTGCGTGTTTTTTTTCACAACGTAGGAGATATGTCGTGGCAGTTCCGATATTGTAGGATAAATCAAATCCTGATACAACCTTCCTTGCTTCATACCCATTGTTGCCAAGGTAGTAATGTGGTATTCTATTGTTTTTCATTATTTTTAATATTTTCCTCTATGTTGTTTTTTTCTTTATATTCCCCTATGTAAGATAGGATAATAAATCCTAAAACCCATATACTTACAATTATTATAATGCTTTCTGCCATTTTATTTTTTTATGTTATTAGTTATTATTAGTGTGTTTTTTTTTCCATTTGTCTAGTCTTTCAAAATAAAGAGCCCTAAACTTATCTAGTTCTGTGGATAGTGCTTTATGCTCTTTACTTGTTTTAATAATAGTAAATATACTTCCAATTAAAAATCCTGCACACATAGACAAAAGTATACAAAATAACGGTTCAAATAAACTATTGTATTCCATTTTGTTAAATTTTTTATGTTAATAATTATTTCCTTAAACTTTCTCCCTTCATAAAAACAACCTTGCACAGCCTTTTTATCCTGTCGTATATTCTTTCTCCATACCTTTCTTTTATAGACTTAGCATCTAAGTTGGAGGTCAGCAATAATAGTTTTAAATCATCCTCTGCTTCAAATATAGCGTTTTCTACTGCATCTATTTTAGTTCCATAATCGTTTATTATTTCCTCAGTTCCTATATCATCTATAACAATGAATGGAGTTTTATATTCAGTAACCTGATGAAGCTTCCTGGCAGCTATTGACTTAAGTATCTTGCCTTTCTTAGCGTTAAAGATTAACGGAAGAACTCCTGTAAGTATAACTGACTTACCTCTACCACAGTTTCCTATCAAAAATAATCCCTTCCCCTTAGTGTCTGATAGCCAACTTATTACATGATTGTATTCATCAAGATGCTTATATTTAGTAATAGTTTTATCTACTAACTTAAACGCTTCAATAAATAATTCTTTACATTCAGATACGCTACCAAAGGAATATCTTTTGTAATCTCTTACTTTAATGTGAGTTGCGTTCTTTAATGTTTCTTCTAATGCTCTCATATTAAAATCTATTATAGTCTTTATTAGCTAATTGTTTTCTTCCTGTATTGTCTTTAACTGAGTTTTTCTCCCAAGTTCTAACACAAGCTTTCCAATCTTTCATCTTTACTTTTCCTACCATCCAACCTTTACTTGCATAGAAGTCTATAAAAGTATCTGCACAGACCTTGTTCTTTCTCTCATTGCAGTATTCATGTACTTCTTCTACTGTTGGTTCTTTAAATCGCTTTATAATAGGCTTCTTGATGACTATACCATCCTTGTCTAATAAAGAAACTCCTTCTATATCATTAGGGTTAATGGCTTTTATATTATACACATCATATTTATCTAATGATTTTATAACTGATTGATGAACTCTTGAATTTTCATTAAGAGAAACATACTGAAAGTCAATGAAGCTAGGAATAAACCATTTATTACCATCATCAAATATTACTATATGACTAGCCATAGCCCTTACAGCTTCAGCTTCAGTTATCTTACTTCCTATCCTTATTGATGCTACCTCAAAATCAGTTTCCCATATACCTGCATGAGTACAGTCATCTAATATATATAGCCAAAATAGTTTGTATTTAGGAGCTAGTCCTCTTATAAAGCCTTTTTTCCATTTGTCTGTGTCTGTCAATCTCTTTGCCATGTTTGTGTTTTTTTATTTAGTTAGTTAGTAATAATTTTTCTATACTTTTTTGGAGTAATTTTAAGTGAGGAGGAATTGTAAACTGCACAAAGTATAACCGCTAAATTATTATTTATGGTCTACTAACCTCCCCACTTAAATTATAGTTTAGAATGGTAAATCATCTTCTACCTTTGGTTTGTCTGCTGTAACTTCTTTAGGTGGCTCGTAAGTATTCTCATAAGCATAGTGAGTTGCTCCTTTTTCAGAAGGCTCTCTTCTTTCAGCTATAGTTATATTTACCCAACCTCTTTTTGATATTTTCTGCAAATCATCTACTTTAAAACTTGCATTAAATAAATCCCCATACTGTGTAGTTACCTTTTTGATACTACTTGCTACATAATTCTTGTCTGCCATTTTTTTGTTTTTTAATTTTTAATTTATATTCGTTTTTCTTTTCTATTAATTCGCTTAACCTTTTTGATAGTTCATTCATTTTTCTTTCCACTTCTATAACTTCGTGTATATAATAATTATTATCTGTCATTAAAAAGCTTTCTATCTCCTCATAGTTTTTTTTATAGGACTTTAAAATCTTTACAAAGATATCATGTTGAGTCATATTATGTATTATAGTAGCGTGAGTTTTATTAAGAATATCCCCTATTTCATAATAAGTTAAATAAAATATGTTTCGTAAAATACCACAATAAAGCCTTCTAGCATCTACAACTTTTCTCGTTCTGCTTTTTCCTTGTATTATAGACCATTCTAAATTATACCTTATACATATTTCTGATTTAATTTTCTCATCTCTCTCTTTTGTAAACTCTAATTTATATTTATTCATTTATATAATCTTTAGAGGTTGCTGTATTCTTACTTAAAGAATCTACGCCTTTGAAGTTTTCTTCTCCCTCCACAACAATCATATCTTCCTTTAAATCAATTTCTATTATGTCTATAATGTCTTTAACATCTACATTTAGAAATTTAGCAAGTCTTTGCATTTGGTAGTATCTAAGGAAGTATGGATTATCTAAATACTTCTCAATAGTTGAACCTTTAATGTTTAATATTCTTCCAAATCTTTGTTTAGAAATTCCTCTTATTCTTAAGATTGCTTCAAGCTCGTTTCTTGAGCTTCTTACTTTCTCATAATCATTTTTCATTTTAATAATATTTTGGTTTTTTAACTAAATTTTTAATTAGATTTATAGGTACTAAAAAATTAACCTTGCTCTCAGAATAGAATTTTTTAACTTCACTTCCTAGCAGTTTCATTATATCATCCTCAACCACTTCTCCTATAAAATTATCTCCATTCCATACTGTATAGTAAAAAGCTCTACTGTGATTCTTATAAATGCTAACCTTCAAACATTCCATTTCTTCGCATTTGTTCATATTGGTCTTGGGGGTCTGTTTTAATTTCATATTCTTTTATTTTTTTAAGTATTTCATCTGCATCTATATCTGTTAAATAATCTAAGGAGTTCATTATTTCCTGTTGCTCTGATATTGATATACCTGTTCGGTGTAAGAGGTTCTCAATGTAACCTATCTTCCACATCTCTGCTTCTAATGGCTTACCATCAAGAACCTCATCCATCCAATCACTCATTATTCAGCAATCTCATCTTGTCCGAACACTCCTTGCTCATAGAATCCTGCAATCTTTAGAACAACTCTACTCATAGCTCTTTTCTCAGCCATAGCGACAGGGAATTTCTTTGCTCCTCCCATTAAATTTTCATCACTTGCTTCTCCAAAGCTCATCATATTTCTAACATCATGCTCTCCTGAGCCTGTTCTCATACTAGCGGTTGCTCTTAGAACTACCCATTCTTTTGTCATTGTTACAGGCTCGTATGCCACCTGTATGTTCATGCTAGAAACAATCTTATCTATTCCGGTTCTAGTGATTATTACAAATCCTCTTTTGTCTTTGTAAACATCATCTTTAACTAAGCCATGTGCCAGGAATAATCTTTTTAATGTTTCCTCTTTGGTTTCTTTTACCATAGTTGCTTCTTCTGCCTTTTTTACTTTTTTCATTTTTAAATTGTTTTGATTAGTAATTAATTGTTCTTGTTGTTGTTCTTGCATTTGCGTTTTCATAAATTCTTCTTTCATTCTTCCCATAGTTATTTTAGTATTGAATTAATAAAAGTATTTACCCTAGAATGAAAGCTTTTTTTATCTACCCCATTCATCTTGTACTCTACAATGTTAGAGTTTTTAGTAGTACCATCTGCTTTTTTATACCTAGTGGGAACATCTAATTCTTTAGACTCTATATTATGTCCTTTCTTTCTTAGGGAATATATAATGCTTGACAATCTATAAGCACCATATTC